AAACAACAAGAAGCAAAGGCAAAAATTCAATCGGATTTAGGCGCTTTAGAACTTCAAAAGCATTCATTACTTCACGCATTTGCTCAAGTACAATCTGAACAAGATGAACTTACAAAGGCGCTAGAAGAAAAGCACGGCAAAATTCAGATCGATTTAAAGACTGGCGAATTTGAACCGATTAAAGAAGATGCTAACGATATTGAAGTTGTTGATGCTGAAGAAGTGAAATAATGGGTGCGATAAACGCAACAAGCTTTTTACTTCTTAAAGAAGAAACGGTGCTAGGGCATTCTACTGGCACCGTTATTAATTTACAACAAGACCTAGCCAATGCGACCACAAAGGATTCGCAAGGGTGGCAAGAATTTTTGGCGGGAATACGATCCGGAACAATACGCGCCGAAGGTTTAACCGATTATTCGGATCAACTAAACTTTGGTCAGTTCGAACAAATGCTGATCACGCGACAAAACGCGCAGTTCTATTTTAAGCAACCGACAAACGAACGTTTAATATTTAGAGGCAATGGTTTTGTTACTAATGTTTCGGAAACGGCAGAAGCTGAAGGGGTTGTTTCATTTAATGTAGAATTGCAGCTTACGGGGTTGTTTGTGATCACCGATATTACTGAAGGTGATACTTGGGACACGATCTTTACCCAATGGGAACAACTGAACGCGGACTGGAATTTAGTGTAATTTTTTTCTTTGTATATTTGAATTAAATTTGATAACGACAATAATTTAATTTTCAATATGGCTACAACTGGCGTATTTAACGGAACAAACCTACTGGTAAAGGTTATCGGCGATGGTGGTACTTTAGCAACTATCGGACACACAACTTCGTGTTCAATGTCGCTTTCACACGACTTACCGGAAGCTACAACTAAAGATTCAAGCGGATATGCTGAATATATTTCAGGTGTTCGCGGTGGAACAATTTCTTTTGAAGGACTTGTTGCTTATGACGATTCGGCTAACGCTGAAGAAATCATCGGATATGTAACTGGCAGAAACAAAGTAGATTGGTCTTTTGGAACTGCCGAAACTGGCGATACAGTTTACGAAGGTGAAGGATTTATTTCTTCAATCGAAGTATCGGCTGAAATGGAATCACCGGTTTCGTTTAGTGGTGAAATCACTATTACCGGAGCAATCACTTCTTCAACAAATTAATAAATAAACACGGCGCTTAATTAGGGGATTAGGCGCCTAATATTTACTTTTTATGGCAACAAGGAAACGTGGCTACTACACAACAAAGTTGGGCGGTAAAAACCGCACAATGCACTTTTCAATGAACTTTTGGGCAAACTTCACCGATGCTTTAGGGATTTCCCTTGAGCAAATCGGCGATGTTTTTGCGGGCGGTATTTCGTTATCAAATATTCGCGCCCTAATTTATGCCGCCCTTTTAGCTAATGATCAAGAACAAGGTAACGAACCGGAATACAACGAATTTACGGTTGGCGCTTGGCTTGAAGATTTACAAGCTGACGAACTTGAAAAGATCATTGAAGCGATGACCGAATCGCGCATTTTGGGTAATTCCTTAAATATGGGAATTGAACGAAATGTAAAAAACACTACAAAGGCGGGAAAGTAAATTCCCAACTTGACTGGGAAACACTACTTGATTACTATATCGGGCAGGTTGGGATTAACCCGAATGAATTTTGGGGTAACACTTGGAAGGAAAACCAACTACTAGGCGAATCGTATATGATCAAGCTGAATATATCTTGGGAACAAACAAGATATCTTGCATCGATGTTAGTCAATGTAAATGCGCAGAAAAAATCCAATATGATTGCGCCGGATAAACTTTTCCCATTACCACAAGATGTTTATTTAGAACGTGGCAAACCACAATCGACCGAAGCCGAATACAAAGCCTTTGTGGACAAGCTAAACAAGCTAAAAAGCAAGGGATAAAAATTTCGTAAATTTGATCCAAAAGTAATTCAATGGCGGATCAAAATTTAAGGGTTCGGTTGATGGCAATAACGGCTGATTTTAGCCGTGGAATGAAGTCCGCAAGTTCTAAACTGACGGCTTTCGGAACTAAAGCCAAACAAATCGGTTCCCAACTTAAATCAATACAACTTCCTTTAGCAATAGCAGGTGGCGCAGCCGTAAAGCTTGCCGTGGACTTTGATAAGTCAATGACACAAATACAGTCGTTGGTTGGTATTGCAGGTGATGAAGTTGAAAAGATGGGGGAACGCGCCAAGAAAATGGCAAGCGATACCGGTCAATCTGCAACTGCGGCGGCTGATTCTTTATTTTTTATTACTTCGGCAGGTCTGCGCGGTGAAGAAGCAATGCAAGTATTGGAGGCATCGCTTAAATCGGCAGCTATTGGATTGGGTGAAGCAAAAACGGTTGCTGATCTTGCAACGTCGGCGATGAACGCCTATGGATCGGAAGTACTTTCAGCAACTGGCGCAACCGATGTTTTAGGTGCCGCCGTTCGTGAAGGTAAATTGGAAGCTTCAACCCTTGCCGGAGCAATGGGGTCGGTATTACCGGTTGCTTCAAATATGGGCGTTCAGTTCCACGAAGTAGGTGCCGCATTTGCTGCGATGTCTAGGACTGGAACCGATGCCGCACAAGCTTCAACGCAGCTTAATAGTATTATGATGGGCATAATGAAGCCTTCAGAAGATGCTAAAAAAGCGCTTACGGAACTTGGACTATCAAGTGAAGGTTTACGCCGACAGATAAAAGAAAAAGGATTGCTTTCGGTCTTTATGACCTTAAAAGATGCTTCGGATCAAAACGCCGCAGCATTCGAAAGGGTGTTTGGTAATGTTCGCGCCCTTAAAGGAATAATGGATTTAACCGGTGCCGGTTTTGAATCCACAAGAAAGATTTTTGATAGTATGGCGGACACCGCAGGGTTTACCGCCGATGCATTTGATAAAACTTCGCAGTCAGCTTCGTTTCAATTAACCAAGTCGATGAATGAAGTAAAGGTTGCCTTTACCGAAACGGGTGCGGTGATCTTAAAAGAATTACTTCCGTATTTCAAACAATTCGCTGCATTTATAAAAAGGGTATTCGAAAGGTTTAGTGATCTTGAGGATGGCACCAAAAAGTCGATTGTACAATTTGGGGCGTTAGTACTTATTGCGCCAACGGTTATTTCACTTGTTGGTAGTTTAGCAACCGCATTTGGAACACTAGGCAAAGCGATTGCATTTATGACTTCGGCACAAGGTTTAGCCGGAATGTCAAAATTAATGAAGGCTTTTACTTCACCGGCAGCTATTATAGTTGCTGCCGTTGGCACGGTTATTATTGCATTTGATAAACTTACTAAATCAATAGCGCCTAATGTTTCCCTTTTAGAACGTTTTAAAATTGTCGCTTCAAATCTTGCGATGCCACACCTTGCAATGTCAGGTTTAGCAGGTGCAGAAATTCAAGCTAAAGCAGATAAAGGAATAATTAAAGGCGGCAGATCATCAATACCATTTGAAGAATTAGATGCTTCAATGGCAAAAGCTAATGCATCGCTTGAAAACGGAATTAAACCTGCGCTTGTTGGTGTTAAGCAAGAAATGGCTTTTGTAGGTCAAGCGGGTATTGCTGCATTTGAACCGATGCAAATTCAAGTTACTGCGGTAAACGATGGACTTACAAGAACCAAGGACAAAGGAATGCAACTGGTTGATGCATTTGCTAATTTAGGATTGAATGCCGGTGCGATGTTCAAACAAATATCATTCGGTTTACAACAATCTTTTCAAGCGATGCTTAACGGTGAAAACTTCTTTAAGACGTTTGGTAAAATGATTGGTGGAATGATAAAGCAATTACTTGCCGCCGCCGCAGCCGCGTTTATCTTATCGACCATATTAGGTGGTTTAGGTATTGGCGCAATCGGTGGAAGCAAAACAAACTTCAAATCATTGTTTGGCAACCTTTCAGGTTTTGGTGCTTTTGCAAACGGTGGAATTGTTTCATCGCCTACACTTGGGCTTGTTGGTGAATATGCAGGGGCAAGATCAAACCCTGAAGTTATTGCACCGCTAGATCGACTTAAATCACTTATGGGTGATCGTAATGGCGGCAACGTAAATGTAAGCGGACAATTCCGTTTAGATGGTCAAGATTTAGTGGTTGCCCTTGAACGCGCAAACAAACAAAGAAATAACTTCGTCTAATGGCATACGGATTAATTTATAATTTAAACTTCGCAAGT